ACACTTGGCCAGGCAACACGCAAGAACAACAACCCTGAAGGTTGGACCAACATTGTTTTTGAATCAGTAGTTGAGCTTGACGAGTTCATGTTTAGGGTGAAGACCACAGGAACAGGTGTCAAAAGCCCTATGGATATGTTCAAAGAATCCACAGTACCCAACGACTTAAAGATAGTTAATAAGGCTATAAATGACTACTATGGAACTTCAAAATAACTGTTGGCTTTGGGCTGGTAATTGCAAGCCTGACGGATATGGCCGTTTATGGGACACTGCTATCAATCGTTACGTCTACGCCCATCGTCTTATATACGAGGCGTTGGTAGGGCCTATCCCAGATAGTTTGCAACTAGACCACTTATGTAGGGTGCCTCAATGTATTAACCCTGAGCATTTGGAACCAGTCACTCAAAGAACTAACATACTAAGAGGGAATGCACCTCCGGCTCGTCACGCTCGTAAAAAGCACTGTAAATATGGTCATCCGTTAAGTGGTGATAATCTAGTGATAAGCTATAGGGGGCATAGGCAATGTAAAGCTTGTGTGTTGGATTATAACCAGCGATATTATGTAAAAAATAGGGAGAAAATAATGGCTAGAAGTCAAGAAAATCATAGAAAAAGTAAATTAAAGAAAGTAGAGGTATAATTTGGGTTTCCTAGACGAAGTAATTGAGAACGCTGGCGAACCGTACAAAGGCGGCAAAGGATTTGAATACGGCACTCACGAGGTGATAATTGGTACAGTCGAAGCTAAGGCCAAAGACACCAAGAAGCAAAAAGGTGCGGCGATTATCGAAGTGATCGTGTTTGACGAAGCTGATAATGACAAGACTGCTAACTGTACACTTTGGTTTCATACCGAAGGCGCAGCTAAGATGTCAGTCACTAAGGCTCTTGGCATCATGGTCCACAATGTCGGTGAAGAGAAAAAAGATAAGGTGCGCGAACTTGGCAAGAAACTATTTGCTAGTGTCGATGCTCCTGAGAAGGCGCGTGACGTCGTAGCTAAACTGATGAACGACAAAATGATTGGCTACAAGGCTTACGTGGTCGCCGAACCAAATGGCGAATACAAGACTACTAGCTATGGTGATCTATGGCACTACCCTGCCGTACCTCAAGGAGAAACTAGTAGCAAGGCTCAAGCTGTAGCTCAAGAACAAGGCGGATCAGTAGTTGATACTGAAGACATCCCGGATTTTGAGGATCTATAATGGCTGAAGTTAAACGAATACGACGCAAAGAAGCTGGGTTTGTTGGCGCTAACCTAGCTGGGCCAGATGGGGATCTGACTCTATACAATCGCCTGGTAGCTGAGAAGAAAGCTACAACCATGAGCCAAAGCCTACTTATAAGGCTTGCGCTGCAAGAATATTTCGACAAACGAGACAACTAGAACACAAAATAGCGTTAGGGTGCTGACTTAGCCCCATATATAGTGTCTTTTCATTATATGGGGCTAGTGTCAGAATAGAGGGTACTATGGCAGAAGACGAAAACAAATTATCAGTGACTCAAAAAAAGATGAATCTTAAAAGCCAACAGGCTAATAAGGTTTCTAGCACTAATGACATCAAGCGTTTTATGGGTGCGGTTATCCATAACACCGATGACGGCTGGAAGACTATAAATGGCGATGACTTCGCTAGGATAGCCTATAAGCAGCTTGGAGCCGGGGCTACCAAGAGTCAAATACAGGATCTTGAGCATTTATTTTTCACAAGTGCCGATGATGTAAGCGACAGAGTTTGCTATATCGCCTTGCCAGATGGCAGGGTTTGGGACACTAAAAAACTTGACTTCACAGATGAGATACCTGCTGAAGACTGCATTTTCAAACTAAGTCTTAATCCTACTAATGGCAACTCGCACAGAGAGTGGCTAGAGCAAGTAGCGCTAGGCAATAAGGACTTGGCTAATGACATGATGTGGGCGATTGCGCCGGTACTCATGTATAAAAAGCCTTTTGGTGTAGTCTGGTTCCTGGGCAATGGCTCAAATGGTAAGTCAACTATACTCAAGACCCTTTATGAGCTATTTGGAGGCAAAAAAGCCCCCTTCACCAAACTACCGCTGACTATGATTGAAGATGGTCGCGACACGCCGACAATGAACGGCAAGCTAGGTAATATTTGTATCGAAAGCCACGATGGGCATATCAAGGACGCAGGTAACTACAAACACCTAGCTGACCACGACAACTTCGAGACTCATAAGATGCGAACCAACGGCAACATAGTCATACACGGCAACGTCCACACCATCTTTAACACCAACAACATCCCAACTTTTGGTGACAAGACTAAAGCTATTCGAGATCGAACTTTCACTATCCCTTTTAATGCTACGTTCCCACGTAACCAAAACTTTGATGAGAAGCTATGGTCAACTCCTAACTTTTTGTCAGACTTCTTGGGCGAGTTACTGGCTACTACTGTTAAGATCAAGAATAACGGCTACAAGTACAACCTATCAGCTCTATCAGAGATAGCTCGTGCCGATTACGACGAAGAGGCTAACAGCGCAGAAGCTTACTTCAATGACCTGTTATCTTATGATATATGCGCCTTCTCTAGCTATGCGCCTCTTTATAATGATTATGAGATATGGTGTAAAGATCGTGGAGCAGTCCAACTGGGCCGCAAAACCCTAGCCTCAGCAGGTAAGGTGTTCGGTTATGAGCGAAAATCATACCGTATAAACGATAAGGTGGAGACTAGATATGTTCTCGGTAGCCTAAAGCATGATGATATGGTTAAAATACCTCAAAGACATGGGTTATTCCAGAGAGTTGGGAGCGACACGGAGATAGAGGAGTCAGCAAATGTAGTTGACGAACACTACAACGATTTGATTAAGTTGTTGTAATGAAAACGCTTAAAACAAAATTTGAAGAACTCATACACATGACCTGGGACCAGTTTGTGGAGCTCGAAGAAGACAAAAACTCCAGTGTAGATGATACCGTCCTATGTTCTCTGATCCGTACTTGTGCCGATACTGATGATATTGCAGCCATCAAGTTGGCCTTTGATCGTGTTGATGGGCTACAGGAGGTACCAATCGACATCAAGGTGCCTAAGTTCTATATTCGCTACATCAATGCTAAGGAGATCGAAGCTGGCGAAAAGCAGTTAGAAGCGTCTGAGCAGTCCGAGGTGAAAGAAAAGAGCAGTTATGACCCTGCTAGTGCAAAACTACGTGAAACGCTCAAGCAGATGCGCGATATGCCGCGTGACGCTATCCGTGTGGTCGGTCTATATAAGAAGCGTATAGATAAAGGCATCAAAGTAGAGCACGCCCCAATGGTCAAGTCGGTTATCGTGGCTAACCTGCTCAAAAACGTCACTAAAGGCAGGTTCAAGGCAGTTGAGCTAGTATTCGATCAAATTGACGGCAAGCTAACCAGAACCATCAGCTTACTAGGTGGCGATGATGTTTATGTTGATGATGTAAATGTTTTGGTGGCCCCGGCCCATTCACTTATAGATGAAAAAGGGTTCTACTATGCCGAAGATAAGGTGATGACCGCTGCCTGGATTCGTGGGTTTGCTAACAGCCAGAAGGGGTTAGAGTCGTTAGTCGAAGGACTTGAAGATGACTAGATGCTTCTTTTTCTGGCATGACTATGAGATCATCAGTTCGAGTTACACTCAAACTATTTATAAGTGCAGAAAATGTAAACATTTTGTCCGAGAAGGATATGTAGCATGACTGAATCAGTTTTACAGACTAGGATCGTAAAATATCTCAAAGATAGAGATTGCTACGTAATCAAAACGCGACCGGGGTTAGGCACGCCTACTGGTTGCCCAGACATCATCGCTCTGTGTGGTGGACTCTGGCTGGCCATTGAGGTGAAAGCTAGTTCAAAGTCTAAGTTTCAGCCACTACAAAAAGAAACAATAAAGAAGCTTGATGACTGGAGCTGGTGCAAAACTGTTTACCCTGAGAACTGGAAAGAGATTAAAGCTGAACTGGAGATGATGATTTGATCCTTTGGCACGATATTAAGCAGGGGAGTCCAGCCTGGCATCGTGTTAGGAAAAACCGCTGGACCGGCTCAAAAGCCATAAGTCTACTCCAGGGCAAGTCTATGCCTCGTGACTATGATTGGGGTGGTAACGACGCCACTAGACGCGGTCAAGCGCTTGAAGTGGCCTCAATACGTGAATATGAGCGCAAATATAAAACGATAGTAGAACGACCTGGCTTCGTAACCAATAGCGTCTACCCAAACGCTGGCTATAGCCCTGATGGTATAGATGGCCCTTGGTTGCTTGAATCGAAATCATTTAATGGCAAACGACACGAAGATCTAGTGGAACTTAGAATACCACTCACAGTCTCAGCTCAGATATTCTTTGGCATGATTATCACCGGCAAGCGCAAGGCACGACTGCTAGCTTTCAACCCTGAATACGAAGAACAGCTGACCGTAATCGAGATCGGCTATGACAAGCTGATTGGAAGCAATATCCGCAAAAAACTACGCCTTGATATAAAAAAGCGCCGCATGGTTTAATACGACGCCCTTATCAACAACAAAAAAGTCTTTGCGAGGTAAGTCTTCAAAATAGAGGTCAAACTCAGATAGACTACTAATATAGTGATTCTCTTAATACTTGATTATTATATCACAGCTTGACAAATGACCTCTGTTAGTGTACTGTGTAGCCACTGACCGCCTCAATAGTTAGCGTTCCAACTGCAATCTCTTAGAGGCGGTCCTTTTAGTGTATAATAAATTTTAAGAGGCAAAAAAGCCTCCTCAACCGCTTAAAGTCAAAGGAGGCTATATGCCAACTCTAAATCAAAAACTATGTTCTGTCGATGGGTATAATAGATCACGTACTACATGGACCGCTATGAAAC